AAACGTGACCAAAAACAAACATTATCTAGTGTTACTTTAGGGATACAAGAAGGAATTAGAGATAGTAATAAAGTTAACTGGGATGGTCAAAATCTAAGTCCTCTAGCAATTGCAGGATTAGATGTGTTTTCTGGTGCTACTAAAGAAGGTGTAAAAGGTGCTGGAAATAGTTTGAAGAGATTAGAAGAAGATATAAGAAAAGAAGGTGCAAATCTTAAAGCTGGAATTTTAAGTAAGATTGCAGAGTTTGCTTTAGGGACAAATAATTTAACAGCAAGAACAACTGGAGGAATTTTCAATCCAAACAGAGAGTTATTATTCAATAGTCCAGATTTAAGAACGTTTGATTTTCAATTTTACTTATCACCAAGAACTCCAACCGAAGCAACTAACGTAAAAAATATTATCAGATTCTTCAAGCAAGGAATGGCACCAAGAAGAAGTGAAAGATCATTGTTCTTAAAATCTCCCCATACTTTTGGAATAACTTACCTACATAATAACGCACACAATCCATCATTAAATAGAATAAAAGAGTGTGCTTTGGTTGGATGTGAGGTTGATTATACTCCAACTCAATCTTATATAACCTTCGAAGATGGTGTTCCCGTTCAGTATGCTTTAAGTTTGTATTTCCAAGAACTAGTACCAGTATATGAAGATGATTATTCAGAAAACGAAATAGGATACTAAAATGCCAAGACCTTATTTTAGAGAATTACCAAACCTAGAATATGTGAATAGATTCCCTGGAGCATCTTCGGGAGAATATGTCGAAGTAAAAAATCTTTTTAAGAGAGGAAAAATATCTGATGACATCTTTGAAAATTTGATGTTCTTTGAAAGATATCAAATTATAGGAGATGAGCGTCCAGATAATGTTGCATTTAAATTCTATGAGGATGAAACATTAGATTGGATTATATTCTTATCTAATAATATAGTTAATATACAAACTGAATGGCCACTACCACAATCATCATTAGAAAAGTTCTTGCTTGAAAAGTATGGCAGTTATGATAATCTATACAATGGAATTCACCACTATGTCTCAGATGAAGTAAAAAATAGTGTCGGTGAAACTGTAGTGCAAGAAGGAACTATTAGATATAATTTAGATTCCGATATAGAGTTAATTGATTACAGACAAGTCAGTAGTGTTATTGTATTCAGAAACTATTCAGAAACTAAAAAAGTTTTTATTACATTTAAAACAGGTATATCAAACCTTACAGAATCAACTCAACTGTTCTTAGAAGGTGTAGAAAATAATGAATACAATGGATTTGTAAGTAAGAATGAAGAAATCTTTATTACATCTCTGAATACCAAAGGAGATTACATTCAACTCATCAATGAAGTTACAGATGCGGAAATTGGTGATGTTTATATGACTCAACTACCATCTAAAATATTATGGATTTATGATGGTACTAATTGGTTAGAAATGGGACCAGCACAATTTGATGAGAATAATAACTTAAGTACATCTTTTGTATTTACAACCGATGATAATGACTTTGTTGGAATAGAAGAAGCAGAATCTATTGATACAGACTCTACAGAACTTACTGTGGACAGCACAACCTATCGTTCAGATGCAATTGTAGATCTAGAGCAATACATCGTAGAGTATATACCATTAACTCTAGATCCTAAGTTGAATAGAGTAAACACGTTAGATTATGTTTCATACTATGACTATGGACTCGGAGTACAAGTAGAAGTTCCTTACTTAAATTATTTTAATCCTGTTACAAACTACGAATTTGAAATTAATTTAGAAAATAAAAAGAGAAACATCTATATCCTCAAACCAGAATACTTAAATACTATTCTCGATGATGTAGAAAGTTTAATGGAATATAAAGAGGGTGCTGATCAGAATGTGACCAACACCCTCAAGAGAGTACAGAATATTAGATTGTATCAGTAATCAATCTTCGTCCATCAGATTTTGAAACTTATTCATGAGAGAACTCATGTCGTCATCATCAGAATTTGAACTAATATTGTTCAGTTCCTGTTTCATAGAAGCAGGAAGTTCAGAAGATTGCTTACTCTTACGATAAGATTCTTCTAGTTCTTCTGTAACATCATCTTCTTTGGTTCGCTTTGGAGTATAGGACTCATACTCTTCCTCTTCATCGTGTGATGCAGACTTAGAAGCAACTTTGTTCAGTCCCAGAACCATGTTCAAACGCTTCTCAAGATCTTCATAAGACTTGAACTTATCAGCAGAAACAAGGTCAGTCAGAGAGTACTCCTTCTTCCAGATTGCTTCCATAGCATCGTCATCATCGAGGAGAGGAGAAGATGCTGCAAACTCAGAACTATCATAATTCCAGTATCCATCCTTTTTCATAATCTTCAGTTTGAAGTTTGCACCTTCCCAGAAGTCAAAAGGATTGATTGGTTCTTCATCATCAAACTCAGGTTGCATTGCATTGAGAACTTTATCAAAGATCTTCTTACCGAATTTGAACAGGAAGACTTTACCTTCGTTCTCAGGATGCAGAGGATCTTTTACAACATAGATGTTGCTGTAGTAAGAAAGCTTACGCTTCTGCTTACGAACAGTATCCTTGTCTTTATCATTTCCACTGTTCCAGAGTTCACGGTTATACTCAGTAACTGGATCTTTCTGACCAATAGTAGTCAGAGAGTTCTCAATATACCAACCTCCAGTTCCCTGAAAGCCATGTGTGAAGAGTTTTACCCAAGGGAGATCTTCTCCTTCTGGAGCAGGAAGGAAGCGAATAACTGCACTACCAGTTCCTCCCTTACCCATTTCTGGTTTCCAGAAACGTTCATCAGCACCGCCTGAACCCCCATTGGTCTTCTCTACTTCCTTTACCAGTTTTTCAGTAAGAGAACCCAGACGGGATTGTTTTTTAAGATTTGCAAAAGACATGTGTTACCTCGTATTGTACGTATTTGGCCTGTGTGGAGTAGCTTTGGTGCGGATTTCCTAGCCGCTGATCTATAATAGTAGGATAATCAACTCTTGTCAAGTTCTTCCATCAGACTTTCAAGAAGTTTTTCCATATTTCCAAACATCTGCGAGACATTCATATCATCTTGAAGACCCATCATCTTAGCAGATTCAATTATTTTATTTTTCATTTCTTGTGCTTCGGGATCATCTGACAGACTCATTCTAGTATAAAGAACTCTTTGTTTCTCTAAAAGATTTTTGAGAAGATTAACATGCTTAATCTTCTCTTGATTATCCATTGAATGAAACTTAAATACATTCCCATAAACTTCTTCCTGCAACTGAGAAATTTCTGTCATCTCTGCTCTCACCATCTCAGAATTGAAAAAAGTCATGACACACACTCCTTTAATATTTTTTTATATTTAAACATATCAATATGTATGAAAGGAGAGTACTTACGAATTCTCATAGAAACAAACTCCCAAATAGGATCTTTTAATTTCTTATCATAAGTCTTCCGAAGATCCAAAAGTTTATCTAAGATTACTAAAGTTTCCAGTGTAATTTCTTTTCTTAGATACTTTTTAAGAATTAATGGATGAGAAGTGCCGTTGACTTCAAATAATTTTTGTGTATCACTATCTGAAAAAAGTTCGTAAACATCAGACTTAAACACATAAGAAAGTGCCTGATTTTTTTTCTTCCATTCAGTATAAGAAGATTCACCAGTCTTAATAATCTCTCCAATCCAAAGAGATTGTGGATCATCACAAGATGCAAAGTTAGATACAAAGAATTCCATAATCTCTTGATCACTCTTCTGACGACTCATCTTCTCAAAAAAGAATCTATCTTTTCTTTTGTAGAATGATTGAATTGATGATCTAGTTTTTCCGTGATACTTATGATAGTCGTAACTATCTTTTGTGAAATGATTTTTTAGTGCTAAGTATGTTTTATAGCAGTTATGAGGATCCAATTTCAAAATACTAATTTCGCTCTAGATGTTCTTTTCAAAAAGTTTAGTTCAATTGCTTCACACTTAATTTTTTCTTTAAGTGGTTTAGAAATCAGTTTAGGGACTGATTCAAATTCTATTTTGTTATTCTCACAGAACATAACCACAGCATCTATGTAGCTCAAATTATCATTATCTTGAACAAGCTTTTCAATCTCTTGTGCAAATCTAGATTGACACATAAATTTGCTTTCTAATTCTTTTTTGAACTCTTGTTCTAGGTTATTTTCCATTAAGTTAAGTAGATTAATTGGCAATTTTATTCCTATATGCTGAGGTCATTTTAGTATAATCTTAAACTATAGTCAAGAAGTTTTATCGTTTACAAACTTATTAATGTATTCGACTAGCATACGAAAGTATTTTTTCTTATCTCTCTCTTCGTATACTTCAACCTCTCCGTTTTCACATGCCATAATAATCACAAATTTTTTAACTGAAAGTCCAGTCAGTTCGTGAAGCATACAAGCATAAGCACAGCACTGAACAAAGTATCCATCGATCCACTCTCGCGGTTTTGGTTTTGCAGATGTCTTAAAGTCAACGATTGCAAGCTCTCCATCAAACTCAGCAATACAATCTACAGTCCCCGCAATACCAAGAACAGTGCTATACAATGCCCCTTCTAGAGCATGAATATTATTTATACGATTTAGAGTTGGCTTAGAGATCTTAAACAACATCTCAGAAAGTGGTTGCACGGAAGGAAGATCTTCATTCTTCAAGTAATACTCTACTAGAGTATGCATATCAGTACCACGACTAGTTGCCCTCTTAGTAATTTTATTTGCTTCTTCTATACCAACTCTCTTTCTCCACTTATCGAAGAAATCTTTTTTATAATGACTAATAACAGAAGTAATAGATACAAGTCTTTGGAGTTCTTCTTCACCTTTTACTTTGTAAAAACGAACTCCATCAATATGCTCCCTCTCAAGTTGAGGGAGATTCAAATCAACATGTTCAAAAATCATAGATCAAGTTTACTCTTAAGGATTTCTTTTGCAACTAAGTATTCTTTACAGAGACCAGAACGAACAATGTCTTCAACACCAAATTCAATCGTATCAACTGAAGGCATTGATTCAAGAATTCTCATAAAGTCAAGAATTCCATTTCTTTCTCTTTCTTTAACAAGGTCTGTTTGAGTTGCATCTCCACAGAACATAATTTTAGAGTCTTCTCCAACACGAGTGATAATAGAATCAAGTTCGTGGAAGTTCAAGTTTTGGAATTCATCAACGATAATGATTGCTTTATCCAATGTAGTTCCACGAATGAATGAAGTGCTCCAGAAAGAAATAGTTCCTTGCGTTTTTAGATTTGCATAGAGCATTTCATTTGCTGCTTCATCAACTTCAAACATGTATTTCACCATGTTTTTATATGGGATTTGATAAAGAGATGATTTATCTTCATGGTCTCCAGGAAGAAAACCAATCTCTCTAGTAGCAACAAGAGATCTTACGATGTAAATTTTTTCATATGGACTGTTTACATCAAGAACATCTAAAAGTGCATTGTACAGTGTGATAAAAGTCTTTCCTGTACCAGCAGCACCGTAAGCAACAATGTTTTGATCTTGTTTATACTTATCAAATAGTTCTTGTTGATTATCAGTCAACGGTTCAATCTTTTTAATAAAATCTAAATTGACTGGTTTCTTTCTTTTCATCACTTTATTACTCATACCAAAAGGAACTGGATTAGTGCTGATACCTGCCGACTTTTTTCTTGCCATATGAAATTAATTAGAGTTTACTTACTTTTGATCCGGGCATTTTGCCCGCCCTATCCAGGACTTCATTCCATCCTGGATGCTTGCTGACTAGTTTGTTTTGCCAGTCACCAATCTCCGTAGCCATAGGAGCAGTGGATGGGTCAGACCAATCTCTGTCCCATTCTGGATTGTCTTTTTTCCACTGATCCCATTCATAAACACTCAGTTTCACTTCCTTCTGTTCACCAGTTTCTTTATTAATAACAGGGTATGTTGCCATATTTATAAAATGATGTATAAGTTATTTATGGACTAAGTTTTGCCCTATGAAGACGCTTGGTCTCATAGTAATCCCAAACTTCTGGTGCCCATTCTTGAATGATAGGACACATTTGCTCACAGAGTGCCTGAATCTCAAGTTGTGCATCAAGTTTTGATCGAAGGTCAAGAAAGTGCAATACAGAACGAAGGTTGAATGAAACTACAAAGTCCTGACGGATTCCTTGTGGAAGATAGTCACGGATGTGTTCCTCACACCTACCTTGCTCATAGTCATTTGCATACTCCTTACAAGCAGCCAGAGCGAGTCCTAGCTTCCTTTCACGGTCCTCTTCGGTCCAATCATACTTCTTACCCTTACGGTTGGTGTAGAACCCCGCAGGACGCACGTAGAAGACATCCTCAGGTCTCAGTTCACCCTCTGCGACCTTAAGAACACGTCGTCCAGTATATCGTTGCGACTGCACATCAAAACTCACACCGACACGATGAGTTCTTGCCTGAACCATTACGTTGTGAACATAACCACTCACATTCAAAATCAATCCAGGATGTTCCAAAGGACCATAGTGTCCTCTATCGTTTGCAAGCAACTGCTCTACAATCCACTTCCCTGCCTTCTGTTCTTCTGGTGGAGTTTTAGTGTAGATAGGTTCTTCTGAGTAATCTTGCTTTCCCGCATACCATACAATCTGTTGAGGATTTGGGATTGCTCCAAGACTTACAACCTTAAGGTTCTGGTCTTTTTCAAGAAGATCTTTTGCTTTTACTGGTTTCATTCTTCGTTCTCTTTCCTCACAAATTTACGACACTTTTTAACTTCTTTCAGCTCATCTTTAATCATCTGGTATGCGTCTTCGGCACTAATACGCTTAGACACTTCCATAGCAGTGATGATTTCAACTCTAGTACCAAAATGCTTTAATGCTTCTTCAAAACAATCTAATTCTTCGTACATTACGGTTCCTCGTAATAATCAGGTTCATAACTTTCACCTTGTTCCATTCCAGAAATAAGTTCATCAAGTTTGACTACATTAGTTTCCTCACCAATCTCAATCTTTAGAAGACTGACTAGAGACTCCATGTTTCTAACAATCAGTTTTACTTTTTCTACATCCATAATAAAAAGTTCACTTCATCTATTTTACATAAAAAAAGGAGGGTAGTCAACCCTCCAAATAGACTATTCTAAAATCCTCCGACATATCCGCTTACAAGTTGCCTGATCATCATCACACTCAATCAAACAATCATAGTAATCATTGATCATCTCTGCCTCCTCCATGCTTTTATCTAAAGTATTTTCAAGTCGGAGAAAACTTTGTTTCCATCCTGCTAATTGATTATGCGAAATAAGATTATGCATAATAACCTCCAAGATTAAGTTAACTCATAATAAAGATTTGATTTCAGATCATTTTATTCTCACTCCATTATTCTACCACTATCTATTCCTTTTGTGTTGATTTCTTAATAAAAATTTATATCTACAAAAAAGGAGGGTAGTCAACCCTCCTGATGTTCATTTTAAAAGTAAGTTGATTTCGCAATACAGTAGCGACAGAAATGCTACAGACCCTAGGGATACGATCCCAGCGACTTGTAGTGCTTCCATGATGTCACTTGACGTAAGTGCGACCACGATAGCAGTAGGTGCCGTGAGTTTCCTCACTTGCCTGATGCACTTTGCAATCAACTCCACGATACTTAGTAACGAGGACTTGTGCATCATGCAGTGCTGCTGCCTTGTCGATTTGCTTGCGAATGAGATTCAATGTGTTCATTGTTATTCTCCTGAAATACTAGGGTGAGTGTTAATCTCCCGTTCCTTCAGTCGTTTGCGTCTCCGAAGAGATGAACGATCCGTTCCGCGACTTACTTGCGTCAGAGTTGCCTCTGATGAACGTAGGTCTATTATAGACCTTATATTCTATGTAGTCAAGTACCTTTGTAACATTTGATACAACTCAAAGAGGATTGTCTTCTAACTCCTGAATCATTTTACTGATTACTGTTTCTGTGCCGTCCATTTCCTTAACGGCAAACAAAGAAGACTTTTGATACTTCTTTAACTTTTTATACCTCTTTAGAAGTTTATCAATATCCTTCTGAGGCATTTCAAATTCTACATCAAATCCTTTGCTCATTTCTTTTTCTTATCTTCTGGTGCTTTATAACCATACAGGTTAGGTCTAATTCTTCCTTCAGTTTGAGTAATATTAATTAGATCTTTTTTATACTTATCATAATACTCATCAAAAATTTCTACTTGTTTTTGGCAAGATACAATATCAAAGTGCGTTACATCATCTTGCAAATACTCAACAAGATATGCATTAGTTGGAAGAGTTCTATCTTGTGAAATGCTCGGATCACAATCCGAATGAATCATTTTAATACCTTTTGACATTACAGTCCCCACTTAACATCAGGATATGCTTCCTTCACAATATCCCAAGTAATATTATAAACATCAGTTAAAGATTTATCTTTAGTAAGGACTAAAATTTGTGCTTCTTTTGGATGTAGTCCTTGCAGAATATTAATAAACATAGTCTCTCTACGAATAGAAGAGAGAGATGGATTTCCATATATATTACCCTTTCGGATAAAGTTATACAGTTTATCATATTCATTTCTCAGAGAAGTCTTTCCAGTTCTCATATCTTCTTCAACTCCATTATAAGAAATAGAGCGATTGCCAGTGAGTTGACTATTCATATTATCTGAAAGTGTTCCACCAACAGCAGTCATTTCTTTAATGTCTGCATAAGGAACATCTCCTTCAGGAAGAAGAGAAAATACATCTGGATCAAAATTCCAAATGAATATAGAAACAAGAGCATCATTACGATACTCTTTAAGGACTTCTACTTTCTTTGCTTTACTTCTTTGCTTGGAAGCAAGTTCAAGAATTTCAAATTGAAAGCAATTCCTATCCAGTTTCGGAAGAGGAGTTGCTTTCTTTGTTGTTTTACTGACGGTTGTCTTTCTAGTCGTCGTCTTCTTCGAGGTTGTCATAATCGTTTTCAAATCTCACTGCTAAAATTTCGTCTGGAATAATGTTCCCCTCATTATCAAAAAATTCGGGATGCATATTGATTGGTTGGTTTTCCAGGAATGTTCTATTTGCTATCCAACCTACTATACCACCGACCACAAAAAATAACAATGTCATCATTACGGCCATGGTGAGCATAAATGCTTGTTCCATTTTTTTTCTCCCGAGAGTTACTTTATCTTTTTAATATTAAAGTCTAGATTAAAGTTAAAATGTATCTCTCGGTTTAAGAGAGAAATCATCTTACCAAACCCAAACTGAAAGGTTTTTGGTTCTGACTTTTTCTCCCTCCTTTTAGATTTAAGCATTAACTCAAATCCTCTATTGACATTAATGCCTTGTGTATTATTTAGTTTGTTTTTTTCGTCTTCCTGGTTTTCTGTCACAACTGTACCTCCGAGCATCTTCTAAGATACCATACAAATAATTTTTAATTTTTCTTGCTTGTGGTTTTGGGATGTGTCCATATCCTTCACGAAGTTGTTTATGAACTTCATCATTACCACCTTCAAGATAATCTTCAAGGTCCATGACTAAATTGCTGAGTTCATTTGCTGTTGAACTTTCAATGAATTCTTCTACCTCTGCTCTCTTTGTTCTACGAACTTTAAGATAGTCGTAGAACTTCATAACAAACTTACCCTCAAAGGCATAGTCAATTGCTACTTCTACGTCGTTGTAAACTTCAAGAAGATCGTTTTCCATTAAACCAGTTTTTGCTCCCTGAGATACTTTACAGTTTCGGTACAACCACCAAGATGAGTTTCATCATCAGGACCCTCAACATTCATTATGACTTGAGGGAAAGTAGAACCTTCTCCAAACTTATCATAAAACTCTTCACGGGTGTAGTCCCTGTTAAGTTTATATATCACATGCTTAACTTCAGCAAGTTCTAATACCCTTTGAACCTTAGTGCAAAAAGGACATCCATCCTTAGAATATACAATAAATTCCATATAAAAAAGTGCTAACCATCATAGTTTATCATACTTTGAAGTTTAGTCAAAGTACTCTTCCCATTTTCCACACCAGAAGTTATCTGGGACGATTCTCCAATCCTTAAACTCTGTGACTTTGGCCCCAGGTCCTGGGACTGGTGGTGTAAACCTACAAGACAACCAGACCTTATCATCCTTATGAGGGAAGGTTGCTGGTCTTGCATACTTACAGTTAGCACAGTTTTGTTTTGATAGTTTCATCAGTTGTCCTCCTGTGTGGTGGCGGCGACTTCGCTGGACCGCACCTCGGTGCTGACGGCGGACTCCAGCGCCTCCACGCGGGAGCGTAGTTCAGCGATCAGCTTCGCTGTAGCCCACGCTTCCGCGCAGGGCGGCGTGTCCATTCCTGATGGGCCTAAAACGGAAACTTCTATTTCGTAATTGATAGTGCGTGCTTGATCAAGTTGATCTTTGTCGCGGCTGTGTTCAGTCATCAGTTGTCCTCCTGTTTAGCGTGGGGTTGCGATTAGAACACCAATTACTAGGTGATGACTTAAAATTGCTTCTGCTAATGCACCAGCACCTAGAGAGTGGTTACTATCAACCTCACGGATAATTGCCGCTAGTCTTAAAATCTGTTCCTCTTTTGGCGGTAGTTTGTCAGTCATTGTTGTCCTCCCGTGTGTATGAAGTCATTATAGAATAAAAAAGCACCCCTGTGAAGGAGTGCTGTGACGGTTGTGGAAGTGATTCAAAACCAGAACTCTCTTTAGTCATAAGTGGAAAATAGAAATACTTTGAGTGTTCGTCCATCATCTTGGAGTGATACTTGAACATTCCAGCAGTCGTATCTTACAAATTCTCTTCCTTTACTATTAATCAATTCAACACGAGTGACATTGCGATAGTTCTTTAGGAAATCTCCATTTGGTTGTTGAATGTCTTCAGTCATAAAGCGTTCTAACATTAGTACTTTGTGTGTATGAAGTCATCATACAATAAAAAAGCACCCCTGTGAAGGAGTGCTGTGACAGTTGTGGGAGTGGTCTTATTATCAAGAATGGTATTAATTACATCAGCACCTTCAAGATCAGCACCCTTCAGATTGGCACCATCAAGATTAGCATTCTCAAGAATAGCAAACTCAAGATCAGCACCCCAAAGACCAGCACCTGTGTAACAGCCATGGTAACTATGGGAAAGTCTTCTGCTGTCGATAAATATTTTTCTACAAAGTTTGATAATGTTCGTGATTCCAATAGTTTTTTAAGTCGTTTGTTTTCTTCCTCAAGTTCTTGAATCCTAAGGTCTTTGTCTCCCTTCATTGGAGTTGTTTGCTTATGAATGTATTATAAGGCATCTGGTGTCCTATAAGTCAGATGGTGGACGGTTTGGGAAGTGGTCTTATTAAAGGTTTAGTGGATTTCCTTTAATAAGAGAAATGCTTATTAAAG